GATTGATACAGCTTACATTTAAAGATAATTACAAAACATACGGACCAAAAGCTGGACATCCTGAAATTGTAGAAAATCCTGATCTTGTAAATGATCCAAAAATTGCAGTCAAAATTGCTTGTGCTTATCTAAAGTCTAAATCTATTAGTTGGAGTAGTTTTGACTTTAGTGGACTTGGCCAAGAATTCCGCAGAGCAGTAGGATATGCCGATCGCGGCGGAGCGGAAACCAATAAACGTATTGGTTTAGGACAAGGTTTTGCAAGTAAATTAAACACAGGAGATTTAACACCTGTGCAAGACGTTGCAACCGAACCAGCAGGGACAAATATTGAAGCTGGCAAACGTGTAAATACAGACGCTGACCTTACAACCACTGAATTGAATGCAAAATCTTCTGCAGAACTTGAAAATGAAATTGTAGAACCAGCAGTAAGGGCAGGAAGACCTTTTACTGACAAAGAAATGACAGCTGCCGCAATTCTTAATGTTAGAGGAGCAGACGCTGTTGCTGTACCCGGAGGCAAAGCTGAACAAGACAGATTTGTAGCTGAAGTTATAAGAATAAGAAGTCTTAACTATTAAATAACCAAGGTAAATACATTATGAGCACGTTAGAAAAAAAATTATACAAAGAAATCGAAGTTAAATCTAACAAGCGACCTTCTGCTCCTGTAGAAAGCAGAGCGTACAGAGGCCTTTCAACTGTTAATTCAGAAAATAACGGTTATAATCTTTACGATGTTTCACTAATTAAGCAGGATATTATCAATCATTTTCACATAAGGATGGGCGAAAAACTAGAAAGGCCTAATTTTGGCACTATAATTTGGGACGTACTTTTCGAACCAATGACTGATCAACTTAAAGAAGCAATAGCAAAAAATGTTACAGATATCATAAATTATGATCCCCGTGTCCAAGTTGAAGGTGTTACTATAGATACTTACGAAAGTGGGATAATGATTGAGTGTACTCTTACTTACTTGCCTTATAATATTTCAGAAAGTATGCGTTTAAAGTTTGACGAAGACAACGCAATTACTTCTGTATAATATACGCACTTATCTTATATTAATAAATACTGTATCGAATAAAGGAAAGCAAGTATGTCAACAACCGACAGACAAAATAGACTATTACTAGCAGAAGATTGGAAAAGAGTTTATCAGTCATTCCGTAACGCAGATTTCCAAAGCTATGACTTTGATAACCTGCGCAGAACTATGATTAACTACCTCCGTCAAAATTATCCAGAGGACTTTAATGACTACATTGAATCCAGCGAATATCTAGCACTAATTGATCTCATTGCTTTCCTAGGTCAAAATATTAGTTTCCGTGTTGATTTAAATGCTCGTGAGAACTTTTTAGAACTAGCAGAACGCCGCGAAAGTGTACTGCGTCTAGCAAGATTACTTTCTTATAATCCCAAACGTAATCAAACAGCAAACGGTTTACTGAAATTCGAAACAGTAAGTTCCACAGAAGAAATTTATGACTCTAACGGTACAAATTTGTCAGGTCAAACCATTATATGGAACGATATATCTAATCAAGATTGGTATGAACAATTTATTAAAGTTTTAAATGCGGCTTTGCCTGCTAACGGTGTTTTTGGACGTCCTGTAAAAAAGGATACAGTAAATGGCATCAGTGCAGAACAATATCGTTGCAATGCAGTAAACACTGATATACCTGCTTATAGTTTTACAAAAAATGTTGACGGACAAAGTACACAATTTGAAATAGTATCTACTGATATACAAGACGGAAATTTGTTAGAAGAACCTCCGTTACCAGGTAATAACTTTGCATTTGTTTATAGAGACGACGGTCAGGGTGCTGCTTCAAATAACACAGGATTTTTTGCACATTTTCGTCAAGGAAGATTAGACCAGGGTGCTTTTTCTATCAATAATCCCAGTACAAATCAAGTAGTAGCCATTGATGCAATTGATGTAAACAACACAGATGTATGGTTGTACAGATTAGATGCTACAGGTAATGAAAATGAATTGTGGACAAAAGTTGATTCTGTTGAAGGTAACAACATAGTTTACAACAGTTTGAATAGAAATATAAGAAGTGTTTACAGTGTGCTTACTCGCGTTGAAGACAGAATTAGTTTAATTTTTTCAGATGGAGTTTTTGGAAGTTTACCCAAAGGAACATTCAGAACATATTATCGTGTGAGTGCCAATAGAAGTTTTGTTATAAGTCCTAATGAACTTGTCAATATAACAATTAGTATCCCATATCAAAGTAAAACTGGCACCACAGAAACACTAACAATTGGTTTAGAGCTAAAATATACAATTGATAATTCCAGTATATCTGAAACCAATGATGAAATAAAGTCAAATGCTCCTGCAACATACTATACACAAAATAGAATGGTTACAGGTGAAGATTATAATATTACTCCTTTGACAAGCAGTCAAGAAATAATAAAAGTTAAATCAGTCAACAGAACATCAAGCGGAATAAGCAGATATTTTGATTTATTAGATGCTACTGGAAAATATTCTAAAACTAATTTATATGGTAAAGACGGAGTTTTGTACACGCAAACACTTGAAAGCAAATCTACGTTTACATTTCTGACACGCACAGACATTGAAGGGATTATACGCAATCAAATAGAGTCAATATTAGGCGATTACAAAACAAAAAACTATTATTATGCACAATTTCCTATTATACGTGTTGCTGATTTAAATGGTTCCTGGAATCAAGTTACAAAAGCGCAAAATATTTCTACAGGATATTTTAGTGATACCGATAACACAAAATTACGTGTTGGAACATTTACAGGATCAACACTAAAATATGTGCAACCGGGAGCAATGTTAAAATTTGAAGCACCTGAAGGATTTCACTTCATGTCTAATAATGAACATGGATTAATGCCAGGGGCTCCTGATCATCCTTTTGCAGTTACTTATAAGTGGGCTAAAGTGGTTGGTATTAGTGGTCCTGGTACTGATGATACCACAGACGGATTAGGTGCTGTAACATTAAATGATGTAATTCCAACAGGCGCAAAACTTGTAGAAGTCAAACCAATTTTTACCACATCAATTGAACCACAAGTGCAAACACAAATGATTGACCAAATTTTTGCACAAAAGGTATTTGGATTAAGATTCGATTTTAATACTTCAACTTGGCGAGTAATTGTTGAGAACAATTTAGATCTTACCGGCGCATTTTCAACAGGTAAAACGGGTGATTTATCAAATCAACAACTTGACGCTAGTTGGCTATTGTTATTTCAAACAGATGGCGAAACCTACACTGTAACTGCTAGAGGTCAACGATATGTGTTTGAAAGCGATAAAGAAATTCGTTTTTATTATGACAGCTCGGACAAAGTATATGATCCTTTAACAAATGAAGTTGTGAAAGATAGAATAACACTATTGTCTATAAACACACAGCTATCTGAAAGTGGAGGATATGCACTGACACCTTACACTGTGCCATTTACTTGGGAAATTGTAAACGAATACAGAGACAGAGAAGGATATGTAGATAGTAAGAAAATTGAAGTAGGTTTCTTTGATTCAGACGATGACGGCGTAGTTGACGATCCTGAAATTTTTAACCGTTTTGTGGCTTCAAATCCTCTAGTAAAATGGATTTTTCTAAAAAAATACACAACTACCGATAGTGTTGATGACTTTAGATATGTTAACGCAGCTAATGAAAATATACAGGTAGTGGCAGATGAAACTGTTATAGAAGATAATGGTATTTTAAGCTATCCAGATAATTCTGTATTTTATATTATTGACAAAAATATTTTTAAAATATACAATTCTGATACAGAGATGTTAGAGTTAAATGTAGATTATAGAGCTTATAATGGACGTGATAATATCATATTTCAATACGTTCATAGTGCAGATGAAAGTAATCGCATAGATCCTAGTAGCTCAAATATTATTGATATTTATATGCTTACTAGACAATATGACACAGAATTTAGACAGTATCTTAGAGGAGCAAGGACAACAAAGCCTTTGCCGCCCAGCAGTGACGCACTGTTTGTAAATTACGGACAAAATATCAATCAAGTAAAATCAATTAGTGATGAAGTAATTTATCATCCAGTTAAGTACAAAGTATTGTTTGGTAATGAAGCGAGTGATGATTTGAAAGCAACTTTTAAAATTGTAAAAAATACAGATCGTGTTGTTAACGATAATGAATTAAAAGCAAATGTTATTAATGCAATAAACGAATTTTTTGCTATAGAGAATTGGCAATTTGGAGATACATTCTATTTTACAGAATTAAGTACATATATAATGAGTAAACTAGCGCCAAACTTATCTGCAATAGTAATTGTGCCTTTACAAGATAATCTTTCGTTTGGAAGTTTATTCGAGATACGATCAGAGGCAGATGAAATTTTTGTTAGTTCGGCCACAGTAGATAATATAGAGGTTATAAGTTCTTTGACAGCAGCAAGGCTTAAATCAGAAGGCGCAATATTCGTAGAGGATACTGTATCAACAGGTGTTACAAGTTCAACTGCAAATACTATTGTGCAAAGTTCATCTTCTACTAGCAATAATGTGTCATATAACGGTGGCACAAGTAGTCCAAGTCCAAGTCCAAGCCCGAGTCCGAGCCCGAGTCCGAGTC